TGATTGACTCAACTAACTTCTTGCTAGTCTTACGACCTTCATTCAAGTTCTCAATCAGAGCTTCACCTGCAGGTTTAGAGATACCATGACCTCGGTTAGCTGCATATTGCTCTTGACCACGAAGGAGGTCTGCAGGATTATCTGGGTTCAATCCCATGTTCTGAGTAGTGAATCGTACATCGTTAATGTAGTCAGTACCACCACCAGAGAGATCCTTTTGACGCTTAAGTGCTGCCTCGAACATCTTAAGACCTAAGTCACGACTAGATGGGATCTCAAGAAGCTGTTGTGATGCCTTAAAGATCTCTTTAGGATCATTCATCATCTCAGCATTGACAGTACCCATGATCTCGTTGACTTGGTTACGCTCCATGTAAGGACGTAGTTTCTCAGACAATGCAGGAGATAGTGCTGTAGCACCAGTCATAAGTTCCTGTTGACGTGCTGAATTAGCTCCTAAGAATTGCTTAGCGTAAGCATCCTCACGTTCTGCCTGTTGCATCTCGTCTGAACCTACACCAAAGAGACGTGCTAGACCATAACCTGCACCAAAACCTGCTTTACCAATACCTTTGTATCGGTTCATTGCAGCTTCCATCTCACGACCACGTTTTTCGCTTAGGAGACGAGCTTGTTCAAATAATCTTTCTATACCTGTTGCCATCTTATGTCCTCTTTACGGCATACTGAATCTTGGTAAGTTGGGGGCGTTAGTTAAACTATTACCCCCTACCCGAAAAAACCGCCACCTGCTGCAGCACCTACGCCACCAAAGAGTCCGCCCCAGAATGAACCCATTGCATTATCTTGGTTCATAGCAGCATTAGTAGCATAGTTATAACCACCAGTACCAATCTGACCTGCAGCAGCAGCAGCAGCAGAACGAGCAGCTTGACTTTGTACGCCTTGAGCAATCAAAGATTGTGATAGTTGTTCAATACCCATTGCAGAACCAAGCATACCAGAAGCTAAACCGGCATAATTACCTAACTCACCAAAGGCTTGCTCACGTGACTTAATAGCTAGATCACCTAACATACGAGATTGAGCAAGACCTAAACCATAAACATCTGGATTTACAGCTCCTGAAGTTCCTGCGCCTAAACCTTGACCTGCGAGTTTAAGACCTAAAGTACCTTTGCCATATATCTGTTCCTGCATTTGAGTCTGTTGTGCTTGTAACTCAGGACGAAGCATATCAAGTTGTTGTTGGTACAACTGATTAGAAACAGAACCTACGTCAAAATCAGTAAGTGTTTTATAAAACTTCTCAGCACCACCAAGTTGTTGCTCAGTAAGACCTAACAAACGAGGATTCAGATCAGCAGAATATTCACCTTCCGCTGAGCCAGTCATCTGTCCCAGAAGAGAAGTGATCGTTACTGGTTTGAAATAGACATCTTTAGCATACTCACGTCCGGCTTCAATACCTGCTTGAGCTTGCTTAGTGCCGTTGTCCATGCCAAATATGCCTGAGACTAACTTACCCATTATAGTTCCTCATTGATATAAATCTCTATTGGATTTCCTTTCGTATCCATATGGTCTGCGAAGTGTACAAAACCAAACGTACTTAAAAATTTCTTGTGTTTGTTACCTAGGTGCTGCTCATGTACGGCATAGATTGGAGACCTATGGAGTTTCTTGAGTAGACTAAAGTTGTGCTTAAGATCTTCCTTGATCGTCTTGTTCCACTTGAATACGTCACAGTGGATAAATGTCATCCCTTCCCAAACTTCAAAGTAGACGACGTAGTGATCACGAATGATTACTGGTGTCTTTCCTTCTACCATTTAACCTTATCAGCCCAATATGCTGCTGACATTTTACCTTTATCAATGTTCTTACGATGACGTGCCTTGAATGACTTACGCTTCTTCTTCATCGCCTCAGATTCACCCTTCTTAGGTTTCCCTGCAGTCTTTGCACCTTGCTCACCAAAGCGAATAACCTTCTCTTTGCCACCTGCACACGCTTTGACTACATGAGACTTCTTAGGGTGCGAAGGTGTACGTTTGGGCTTATTACAAGCCATGTTCTTCTTTTGTACTTTCTTAGCCATTATGCTACCTGTCCTAAACGTGTTCCAGTAGCTACCCAAGTAACATTAGAGTCACCAACTAAGTAATAACCTGCTGAACCTCCATCGCCACCATCTTGTGCTACCCAGTCGTAATAGTTTACATAAGAAATATTACCACTAGAACCTGCAGTACCTAAATCACCACCATCTCCGGCAGCACCTGAGTATGAACCAGACTGCTGACCACCTATAGCAATAGTTAGAGGACCACCGTCACCTGCTGAAATGTAACCACCATCGCCACCGTTCTGACCAGTACCATTAATGCCTGAAGTACCTGCACCGCCAGAACCAAAAGAATAACCTGCACCGGCACCACCACCAGAAGCACCACAACCTGTTAAAGTACCGCCGTGTGACTTACAGCAGCCACCACCACCACCGCCGCCACCGCCTCCGGCGATAGTACCAAAGTTAGTAATGTTAGTAGCTATTGTAGTGTAGATACCACGTCCACCATCGTTACCGGAAGGAGCTTGACTAGCGCAGCAAACACCACCAGTACCCCCATCACCACCTGCGCCTAAAATATAGCCGTTGTTCTCAATGTTTACAACATCGCCAGAGGAAAAACCATCTGCAGTAATTGCATATGATTCACCATCTGAAGGACTACCTACGTATACGCCTGATTCAATTGTTAGGTAGACGTCAGTAATCCCTTCAGAGTAACCGTTAGAGTCTGCAATAGCTTTAAGATCAATACCTGCATCAGTGTTTGAGCTTACAGTGTAATCAACACGAATACGCTTAGTAGCACCGTAGAAATCACCTAGTGAGATTGCACCAGATGTTGGAACATCGGCATTCTCAGTAGCTTCAGGAACTTCAGCACCTCCACGATAAAACTCAGACATTGAGTATGGTGCTGAGTTGTCAAACTCGTCAGCAACATTCTTTAAAGTAATTGTACCAGAACCTTGAAGTGCCATTAGATAGTACCAAATGCAGTTACGTCACCAACAACGGTAAGATTACCACTAGCATCTAACTTCATCTTGTTAGTACCACCAGAAGCAAAATACAACACACCTGAAGATTCAGTAATTGTCCAGTTACCTAAGTCTACTGTAGTGATGTTTGCAGTAGTAATGTTAGCAGTAGCAATAGTCGCTGTACCTGTAATGGTAGGACTTGCTGAGTCTGCCTTAGTACCTATAGCAGTCTCAATAGACTCAAACTCATCATCAATCTCAGTACCTTTGATTACCTTAAGTGGGTTACCAGAAGCAAGACTATCCTTAGAAGCAAAGTTAGTCAGTTTAGAATAGTTACTCATTAGTTAAGTCTCCCCTGCTTAACGTACAGGTCGATCTGTTGAATGTTTAAGAAGCCACCGTTGATCTCAGATTCAAATCCTACTTGGATTACAAAGCCAGAACCACCTGCAGGAATACGAATGTTGTCAATCAAAGCAGCACCTGAGTATTCACCAATGTTATACTCAGCAATGTTATATTCAGATACCGTAGCATCCTTAACTGTCAAGTTATATGACGTATAAATGTCTTCATAATCAGTACCGATCTTAGCTACGAACTTCTGACCTGTAGAGCCGATAACCGTAGCTGCAATGTTCTTAACTATCTTGACCATGTTTTGCATACCAAAGTCAAAATAGTTAGTGTAGTACTGCATTGAGTACTTAGAACCATTGTCTTGATAGCCACGATATTCAGCAATGCCTTGAGTATTTGTCATGTACATTGCACCATCAAAGGCAAGCCATGAGGTATGATCTAGTCCATCCCAACGTGTAACACGAGCAGCTCCGTTCTCTAGAGGTGCTCTCATGTCAAAACACCAGACAGTCTGTTCATCAGGAATTGCAAGTAAGTAGAATGCAAAGTGATCTGAGTACACTGCACGGATCTGAGTTTCATCAGCACGAGCTACTTGATCTACCAAGGTATCACGAACGTTACGAGAAATGTCACGTACTGGCTGAGACTTCTCTTGAATTGTACGACCTAATGAACGTACACCTGCTTCTGACAAGAACATAATGTCAGTACCAGTATTGACAATAGAGTCACGAGAAATACAACCAACACCGTTAATTACTTCCACTAACTGAAGATCTGAAGGTGTTAAATACTGTTTGTTAGAATCTTTGTCACTCAATATAATTATATTGTTCTTACAGAAGATAATCAGGTAGCCATTGTGAGCACCTAAGCCTACAATCTCATCGTTACCGTTAACGAGGATACCAGAGATGTCTAAAGTACCTACAGTACCTACACCAGATCTCCACTCAGCACCGTCAAGAAGGTCTGACCAATAAACAGTAGTTTTGTTAGTTGGTGTATCTGCACACCAAATACGACCATAGGCAGACAATACAGTGTTAGCTTCAGGAGGCGTACCTTTGTCCCACGTAGCTGTAACAGAGCCTGTAGCATCTGTAGTAGGCACGCTTGCTAGTGCGTAGCTGTAAGAATTTGAATCAATCTTAGTGACTGTAAACGTACCATTATAAGCAGCTACGCCAGAATCGCTAATGGTTACAGAGTTTCCAGTGTAAAGCTCATGACCTGCGCTAGTAACTACTGCAAGATCTGTGCGAGCTACTGGTGTTCCTGTAGCGTTTGTAGTAGGAACACTAGCCATTGAATATGAATACACATTGTCATTAAGAACAGTGATTGTAAACACACCATTGTAGGCAGTTTCAGTAGAACCTGTAATGGTTATTGAGTCTCCAGTAGAGAACCCATGTGATGCCTGAGTTACAAAGGCTGTAGCACTACGACCAATGATTGTACCTTCAGGGTTTGCACTTGGAGTACTACCCATGTCGTAGTAAAAGTTATTGTCATCGACAACAGTTACTGTAAATGTGCCGTTGTACTCTGAGAGGTTAGCACCACTAACAACTATAGAATCACCAGTAGTTAAACCATGATCTTCTACAAATACTCTAGCAATTACACCAAGTGATGTGATAGAGCCTGTAGCATCTTTACTTGGAGAACTAGGTAATGTATAAGTATAACTATCTGCATCAACTACAGTAATTGTGAATGTACCGTTGTATTCAGTTTCGTTAGCTCCGTCAATAATGACTTCATCACCAGTACTAAAATAATGGTTTACTTGGTTTACAGTAGCTACTGTGCCTGAATGAGTGATTGTAACTGTAGCACTGTTTTTTACAGAAATCTCAACACCGTTGATTATAGAAACTTCATTACCGTTAGATACAGTAACTATGGCATCATTAGTAGCATTAGTTACATCATCAAGAACGTTTGCAGTAGGGCTAAAATACAAAGGTGAATAATCACGTTGGAATAGGAACGCAGCATCGTTTAATGTGGCTGCTTGCCAGTTACCTGTAGTAATTGTTTGGCTACCGTTGTATGTAACTGAATCAAGGTCACCTGCATTCTTAATGTAGAAAGCAGTATCTGACCAAGCACCAAAGTATTCCTGACCATCAATATCAAGGAACCTATGCATACCTTTGAGGTTTACAGGTGTTGCCGGAGTAGCTGTCTGAGCTACATAAGACCAACCTAAGCGACTGCCTAAGCGACCACCTTCGTCAATGATACAGTTCTCAGCACTACGGGCATAGCCTTGGTTTAGAGTCACTTCGGAGTCCATAGTGTTTAGACCATAGAATCCGGGTGCTACAATTGAGGCTGTACGTAAAGGAGCTACCATAAATTACACCGGAGCGTAGATAAGTTCTTCTGGATGACGAGCTGAGTCTAGAACAATAGCGTCTGAGATTGCACGTTCAGCAGCACGATAAGCACCTTGAGCTGATTGACCACCATCTTCACCACGTTCCTCAACTGCTTTAGCATATGCTAGAAGTTGTACACCTTTGTAAGGAACAATGATGTCTGTAGAGTCTGAAGTCATCTCAGGTGATCTTTTGATCATATTGAAACGTAAACTATAAGCACTATCAGGTTTAGGATAAATATCTACCTGAACGTCACCATCATTAGCCACACCGTTCCATGAGTAGTACTTAGGTGATCCTGAAGCAGGAGTTGAGTTTAAATACCAGTCATTAAATTGATGAGCAGTACGATATTCCATGAAGTCATTGGATGTGTCGTTAATAACGTCTAGGATTTCAAAAGCAGTTCCTGCAGTATTCAATTCGTAGCTGAAGACACCTGAAGATGTCGTAGCAGACAAAGTAGTACGTAATGAAGACCAATCCCAAGCTTGTTCTATTTCTTGTACGGCATCATTAACGAACTGACCAATTAACTGAGAATAAGCATTTTCGTTTACCGTCCCTACTTGTCGTTCTCTAAGTCGTAACAAAACGTTATTGACTAATTCTAAATATGTCATCCTTAGTATTCCTTAAGGTAAACTTATGTGTTAATTATAGCATATTTTTGTCTAAAAGTCAACGTTTACGTCGAGATTTAGATGCTTCTATAGCTCTACCTTGGCGAGCTGCTTTAGCCTTGGCTCCAGAACCACAGTATTTCTTTCCAGTCTTACCGTACTTGTAGCAACCGTTAGTCTTCTTTACTGGCATCATGTCCTCCAATATAAATTACAATTGGTTCAACAGGAGCACCTTCATAAGAGTCTCCTAAACTACCACATCCAGTCAGTAGTAAGGTTAATACTAATAGACTAGCTCTTGCCAAGATAAAAAGATCCTGCAGCAAGTAGGGATATTTTAAGCCAGTCGAAGGCTACTATGGCATTCTCAAGCCTCACAAACTCTGTAGTTCTGCCAGTGGTATCAATGAGTCCAAGGAGGTTAAATCCAGTCTCTTTCTCAATGGGAACAACAATGTCAAGACCTGTCAAGCCACCCATCATTGCCCAAGCACCTAAAGCGAGCATTGAGAGTACAAAGATCCGACGGGTCATCTTAGCAAATGGATCATTACCAACACGAGCAGCAGCCGCATCAGCAGACTTAGTAGCTCGCATTGAGTCAGCATCGGCTTCCTCCGTCTTAGCCTTCATCATCTGCATCATCATTTCTTGCTGCTTCTGCTTGTTCTCTTGGGCTTTGTCCATCATCTTGAACAAACCACCCATAGCAGCACCACCTGCCATCGTTATGAGTTCTACAGGAATCATTACCAATCTACCTCATTTACAGGAGTTAAATAAGTGATCTTCTTCACGCAACCTTTGGGATACTTAGTTACCTGACCGATATCAGGAGCAGTATCACAAAGCTTGTAGTAGTCCTCAGTCTCTTCAATCAGATAACCAATAGTGTCAAAAACGCACATATCTTGCTCTTCAGAGTCATTCCAGATCATATATGTTGTAATGTCTGACCACTTAACGATGACTGGCTTGGGAATCATGATTATTTCCTCTTCATGCACTTACCGGCAGATTTGCACTTAGCTTTGGTCTTACAACCTGCACAAGGCTTGAATGCTGATTTCTTCATTGATGTAGCCATACGTTGACCACGAACTGGTTTTTTAGCCACCATTAACTCCTTTCATTGCTACCATTAACGCTATTGCACCACCCATAGTAGCAACTGCTAATACAACTACAACTGCGGCAATGCCTAATTCTTTAAGTTTCTCTCTGCGATCAATCTCAGCATAGATAGCTTCCTGTCGCATCTTGCGGATCTTCTTTTCAGTCTCAATAAACTCACGCTGTCCACGTTCGCCCTGAGTCGCACCTAGGTACTGCATAAGCTCTGATCGCTGTTCCCTTGCTGTAACCTTGGCTGTGTAAATCTCCATTGCTTCCTGTTCGATGCTCTTGCCACTTTTGGGTAGAAGAGAACGAAAGAGGTTTCCTTTGCGTTTCTTGTTCAGCTCGTCTGCTTTGTCCAGATCTGCTATCGCACCCGCCCACTGACTCAGTTGACTCATGCAATCTTGCAATTCTCTGCCGCTCTCGACTAGCTGCTTCAAGCCTTTGAATGCTGTAGTAGCTATTCCAATGATGCTCACCGGATCCATAAGTCTTCATACCTGCTTGTAAGTTGTTCTAAGCCATTCTAAGAGTATTTCTTCTGGTACTGGGGTACACCCTTGAAAGTTCTCTGTTTTGCCCTCAGAGGACTCTACAGGGACGCTCAGGCATATCTGAGGTACACCTTCTTCAGTCATCTTCCACACACCATGATTGAGTGCGTAGATGAGGACTAACTCTGCCACGCTCATCGTTTCATTAACTCAACAATGAACAGTACACCTGCCCATAAGCAAGATACTGCAATGGCAATGCCACCTGCAATTCCTTTCCATCGAGTTAGAGATTCCTTGACCTCCTTAAGGTCTTCATGGTTCTCACGCACGATACGCATTAGTTCTTCTTGTCGTTGTTCAAGTCGGGCTAGGCGTTCTAAGTCAGTCATCAGATTGCCTCAGGAAAATCATTGATTGGTGCGTTGCCAGTAGGATTACCATCAGCATCCATTGGTACGTCATATAGTGCCATAAATGCTGCATGGTCAGTACAGGCTGTGATAGCTGCTTCAATGGTGTTAGACGCAGTACGAACCGCAGCACGGTAAGTTAAAACGTCAACAGGTACAGAATAGTCTGCAACCTCAGATGCTTTGATAACCATCCAGTCAGTTGGTGCTAACAAGCCACCTGCCTGAGTCTTGACGAGTTCTATGGCGTTGCTCTTAAGTCCCTTAGTGACCACCTGAACACCATCTTCGTCTAGCAATGGGTCACCGTTCTCATCGACTTCGTTCACGTCATTGATGTTCTTAGGCACATCTGCTGACCAGTAGAAGCGTGAGTCGAATGGTGCGGGATCGTCTTCCCAGACTAAACCTGCTGCTGCTTTGTCAGCGTCAGACCAGTTAGCCCAGTTTTGTGGATGTGTAATACCATCGTTGTTAGTCCAACTACGACCAACTCGGATAACTGTTTCTCCGTATTTCCACATAATTACCTCGCGTTAGCGTATTTGAATGGGTTTTCGGCAAATGCCATGTAGATGTATGTGCCACCTGAATCATTTGGATTTGCTGTGTTTCTTAATTTAAATCCATTACTTAAATTATCAACTAGTGCAATGCTACTAGGTTCTGCTGCCGATGAATCAGGATATAATCTTTTATCAATAACATTATAAGTATTTCTTGCAGTATCTCCTATAATCCAATTTCCTGTAGAGTCAGTTCGTTTAAACATCACAAACGCCGGTCTAAACCCTGTGTACACAAAAGGACCATCAGTAGAACCATTGCCTGTGTATTTACCGAACTTACTGAAGCCGTCAACAGAGTGGAAGCAGTAGGCGATGTAGTTGTCACCACTGGAGTTAGTAGTTATTGATGACTGAACAGTAAACACAGAAGAAGTAGGCTCGGTATCGTTATAAGGTGTAGTTGTATCTAGCATTGCGCTGGTGCCGTTAAGAAGTAGTACCTTATAAGCCGTCAAAGACTTGTGATATACACCCCAGTTCTTTGCGCCATCTCTCGATTTACTTATAATCACATCAGGCGCACTACTAAGCCCATGCCCAACCGTGGCTACTGAACCAGTACCCGTATAACTCACAATACTAAAACCTGCATCGGTATTAGCACTGACGGTTGAGGTGATAGAGCCATCAGTGTTGGTTACGCCTGAGCCGTTGGCTTTCCAGTTCCATGCAACGTATGTATAGCCTGATCTGTTTGTGTTCACATCGCTGCCAAGCGTATAGCCATCGGCATCAAATGAAGTTATACCTGAGTATGTTCCTTCAGCGTTAGTAAGATCAGTTGATAGTCTTTTTGTAACACCACGTACTGCATCAAATAAAATATGACCATAAATAGAATTTCTGTTTTTAGTCCATGTAAAGTCAGGCTGAAACCCTACGCCTGTAATAGCGTGTGAACTTGCGCCATCACCCGTATACAACACAGTATTAAAGTGGTCTTGTGGGCTACCGTCTTGTGCAGGGTCAATAGATTCAACAGGGTCAGGTAAGTTAGCCGTACATAACGCTAGATAACCTGATGGTGGTGCATAGTAGAAGTCACCATAGCCGTTAGCGTCTGTGTTGCCTTGAGCGGTCTTGTTACCTGCAAAGGATGAGTCTTGACCGAAGTTAGATACTCGTGAATCACGATAACCTTGAGCAAAGAAGAATGTTGGGTTGGTATCTGTAGTTGCTAAAGTAAATCTACCTGTTGAGGTATCAACAGTTCCATACCAAGAATTATTTACACCAAACCAAATATAGCCATTGTCTGCATCTAATGCGACTTGAATAATGTCTCCAGTAGTTGCTGAAAATGTAGAAGTACTAGAACCATTATTTAAAACAGAACTAGTATTTCTATAGTATCCAATTCCACCATTACCTGATTGACCGAGATAATTAGTATCATATTCATCTGGTGTTGCTCTAACGCCTACATCTTGAGTACCTGCACTATCTAAATGCGTTTCAAAATACCACTTACCAGTCGTCATACCTATAGTTGACAAAGCAGTATCGTAAGCATCGGAGCTTGTATATTTTAGATTACCTTCTGAAAAAGTAGCATTACTCAGTAATGGCGAACCACCTAAAGGATTCAACGTAGCAAAGTTATTTGTAGGCGAATCCAACACATAGTCGGTTGATGCTATATTGTTAGCAGTGAAGTTGTTGCCGTTACCTGAGTCATCATTAGCATCACTGGTTAGCGGTAGGTAGAAACCGTTAGTGCCGTAAGAACCTG